GCTGTAGGTGGCTCTAGAGGGATGCTAGGCATATCTAGAGCTTTGGGTAGTTTAGGGGCTTTCACCTAGCTCCAGGGTTTACCTACACCTGTTGTTGGAGTCTTTTGCTCGTTAACACCTTTTTCTACAGCATCTTCAATAGCTGCTACAGTGCCAGCGTTATCAGCATCTAGTTTTGCCTTTACCCAACTGAGAACTTGAGTTTCAGTAAGGTCAGCATAAGGGACAAGAGTATCAGGCTTAGGTAGATCAACCTCACCTGTAGCTCTGAATTTATAAGTACCATCCTCGCCGTTCACGCGATATATTACTTTATTTACATAACCATCAGCTAGTTCACGCTGCATGGTGTTTACTTGCCAAGTTTTTGTTGCCATTTTAGTTTTTTGAATAAATTGTTTGTAAGTTTGAATAACCTTAGCTTGATTCTAAGGCGGCTACTTTTGCTGATAGTTCTTTTACTGATTCTACTAATGCACCAATTAAACCAGAGTATTGAAGTGTTTTAGATCCTTCTTGACCATGTACAAGTTCAGGGAATACTTTTTCTACATCTTGAGCTATAACACCCATTGATTTCATTCCATTATTTTTCCAAGTAAAGTTAATACCTCTAATTTGTTCAATCAATTCAAGTGGATTTTGTATGGTGTTTATATCATTTTTAAGAGAAACATCTGAAGTTTCGGTCACTGATCCAGTTACGGTTATTCCCGAGCTTGTCGTCTCTAACTTCAAACTGCCGTCGTAATAGAGTTCAACAGCATCATCAGCATTAGCAACTATTAATGACTCTGAATCAGCTTGATTCCTAACTCTGAAAGCGTTAGTTTGTATCTCTAAATTTTGACCAGCAGCACCATTAATAATATTCTGGGTTCCATCATGGTAGATTTCGAGATCATCTCCAGCTCCGAGTAGAATTTTCTTATTATCTGATAAGTCAACAGAGTCACCACGTAATGCTCCATTAACCCAGATACCAGTTGAAGAAGTTTCTAACTTCAAACTGTTGTCGTAATAGAGTTCTACGGCTCCGTTTTCAACGGCTGATATATAGCCTTCAGTACCAGCACCATTCTGTATTAAAAGATTGTTAGATCTAATAAATAAAGGAGGACTTCCTACAAGGTAGTTGTTCGTTCCATCATGGTAGATCGAGAGATCTCCACCAGCACCAAATCTTAATTCTTGACTATCAGCAGGTAGATGTACATTCCCACTACCATCAATAGATAATCTAGTAGTGAAACCAGTACCACATCTAAACCTTAAAGTTCCTGAATG